AAGTGTGTTCGGAGCGCCCATGTAATACATTTCTACGACACCTAACGCCTTAGACAGATTTACTGCAAGCTCATCACTATTATAGGAGCTATTTAAAACGCCCCTTGTTCCGAGATAGCATGGAATCTCAAGTGGTACTGATAAATTTTGAGTCAATGCAAGTATGTTCTCGCCATATCCGCCCAAATCATAAGAACCATTCGCATATTGTTCATCAGGTGTTAACGGAAGATCACTATCTTGAGGTTGATGAATAAAGCAAATTGCACCACGAGTGTGAGCAGGAACCACTGTAACAACATAATTAAGACAGCCACGACTACAAAGAAAGCAATCATGTAAGTGTGTAATTTTATTATTACGACTGTAACGAGGTGTTATATCGCGGTATTGTGGAGCACCAAAGCTAGCTGGAAGGCTATAAACCCGTTGAAATTCAGTGCACTCTGCAACGTCAATTGGTGAAGATGTTATGTAATTTTCAAAACGACGTAAATTGTCTTCCATTACCATATGGGTTTCCCCATATATAAGCAAGTCCGGATTTGCCTTATCTGGAACAAGATCGATAACAGTTCCAGTATCAAATCGGTGATCTCCTTGACCACTGGGTGTTGAAGGCATAGATGGTTTCTCTGTTGGTTCTGCCAAAGCGGAAGACATGGTTAAAGTTGGATAATCCGATGTCTCAAAATCCAAGTGCAGAACTGAAGCAAAGTGCCCAACCACCCCATAATCTCCCTGAAGAAAATGGAAGAAAATAGAGAAAGATGAATTAGCAACAACTGTAACAGTTGCTGTAATGCCAACTGTTTGTAATCCAGCCCATCGATATGTGGCCGATGGTGTTCGAAAGCGTGTCATACCCTTGCTTGTTAATGTATATGTGGCAGACAAATTACTTGGCACAGAGACAGATGAGTTCGGGATACCAACCAGACTAATTGTTAGTTGATTAGCAACAACTGCCAAATGATATCTAACCATTTTAAGATTACTTGCTGACAAAAAGCTTGTACGATTAGGAATTGGAACCGAGAATGTGAAATAGCCTGGTTTCGCTCTCTTAAAAAGAAAGACTTGAACTGAATCATACAGATTTGGAGGGGCTGAAATCGGATTCTCCAAAAAGAAGTGGACACTACCAAGATGATTATTATTGCCATGCACTTGCTTTGATGGGAAAGCAAGAAAGGGTGTAATATATGGAATTGTGAATGTATGAATAAGTCCACTCTCGAGGCTAGGGTCAATATTAATTACGGCCCAGTAACAACTAGTTGAATCTTTGTAACTCAATGTTGACCTACTGGCTATAAAAGCAACTCGAAAACGAAAGGTCTTAAATCCATCAGTATTGACAACCATCTTAATTTCTTGCTTACCATGATAATTTTGGAAATGTGATGCCACATGGTCAAGAGGTGAAAAGTTTGCAACGCTGTTGCCAGCCTGAGATCCATGCAAAAATGGATTTGGATCACCAGGTTGAACCTTCATTGCGAAAAGTTCCTGTCCATGAGAGTCCGATGATTTTATTTCGAACTTAGTTATGTAGCCGAAAGTGTTCATCAAATCTTGATAGCCAGCAATTTTGTCCTCACCAAAGAAACTGGGATCATGAGTTGTTTCTGCCTCTGATCTAAGTCGGAAGGACTCTGCAGCAAAATTGCAAGCGCCTGAAGCAATATTTGGTGTTGTGCGTTGAATAAAAGAAACAACATTATGATCGGTGACTTTATCATGATTCTTAATTGCACTTGGTTTGCTGATGGTTGTTATTTTGTTGATAATGGGTTTAAGCAAACCACCTGTTGTGTCTGTTATTGTGTTGGAAATACTTTTTGAAACGCCAATAGCTGCGCCAGCCGCTACTATAGTTCCAAGAGGCATTGCTGGCTGCATACGTTGTTCAAGAAATTTCTTGGTTATACGTGCTCCTTTTTGAACTTTGTGTTGACGGTAAAATTCAAGATCGGTATTAGTTGGAAAAGCATGAACTTGTTCACGTTGCCCATAAAACATTAAGTCATCCTTAAAAGCACCATATATAATCAATTCAGCGTGATCATTAGCTCCTTCAGCAACCTGATATTTCGACATTGCAATTAT